CAAGGTCCTTAATAGGACTCATATTTAAGCCTATCAAAGCACTTGCCGTGCTGTAAATCAGGCCTTTGCGATGATCATGCTCTTTTTCGAGCGGTAGATGAAAGTAAGGGCACCCTTCTATATAGCGAAAACCTTCTTTTTCTTTGTAAGGTTTTTCGATTATTTCGTCTTGTTCGATCACCCAGTCATCTTTGACTAAGAGCCAAGTGCCTAGCGGTGAATCAATGACAAGTGATGACTCTAGTTCCTTAAGAAGCCTGCAGCTTGGTATTCGACGATCTTTTAGAAATTCTCCTTGTTTCTTATTATCTGAAAGGACCACAAAATTAGTATTAACTACAGCCCTGATACTTACTTCCCGTGCCATGAAAAATTCTATTCTTTCTTATGATACATAATTTCAAGCATGGCAACACGCAATATTGTCTTTAGTCGATAAAGACGCTCTTGTTCTTCGATAGGCCTTGCTGGACTACCTGGCCACATTCTCCAATGAAAATCCACAGACTCAGCGAGCTGAGCTATATCACTTTGGTGGAATTCAATTGTCAGATAAATATCGTCTTCATCGTCAGATTTAGGCATCGCAATCTTTTAGAGCAGTAGCAACTGTGCCGCCGATCTCAGCTCCTTTCTCTTGACCAAACATAACAGCCCAACCGCTTGCAAGCCAACCGACATACGGAATCGCAGTTAATGCGGGAGCAACACTACCGACTACGCCAGCGCCAACCATCGCACCTGTGCTCTCGCCAGACCCTGCCGCCTTTATACACTCTAATTGTTTTGCAGTCAACTTTCCCGATTCAACGGGACCGCCCTCACCTGTATTTCTGTATCCATCCATAGTGTATTCATGTGTTTCATATTCTCTACGATCTTCAATTGATTTTTCGGCGGGTTTGAAAAATCCACCATCCCTGTTCTTAGCCTCATTCAAGTCAAGAACCCTTCGAGACTTCATTACTTTGGGATCATTGGCGTTGTACTGCAACTGATACCCCTGCTTGTTTACATTGACTTTGTAAGAAGAGTAAGGCCCTGTTGGTAGGTTAATAGACGGCATTATTACCTTATTATCCTCTTTCAGTACCTGAAGCAAATGTCCAAGTACACCGAGATGGGCAATGCCGATGACTGTAGCTGCGCCAATAAGCAGAGGTTTGCAATTCATTTTTACATTTTGTAAGTGTCGTCTTTTTCGGTTGTAGTCGTGATTTTGAGTGGCGCTTGCTCAACTCTAATGACTTGGGCCGGCGCAGTCTGTGCAGCCTTTTCAATCAATTTTTCGATATCAGCTTTTGTGATACCAGAACCCCCATTCATCTTCATCGTACCGTCACCAGATTTCTTTGCTGTCTGGACCCCATAAGAAGCGAGTACTCCCGTAAACACGCTGGCAATAAAAGTTGGATCAATTTTTTGTTGGGCCAGGCCGGGGATAGTCACGTAATTCAAAGTGAGGATGCCGCCACTCCAAATCAAAACGCCGAGTCGTACAAAGTTTGAAAGAATTGCAAGATGTTCCTCACTGTCACCGGCTTTCTCTTTGATCTTTGCAAAGACACTTTTCTTTTTAGGGTCTTTTGGATCTTCTTTTACAACTTCAGCCATAGGTACAATCACTTTCATTTAATATCATACTGTGTTTCCTCCGTTTAATATCAGAGTAGTGTAGATAAAACCATGCTCCGAATCTTCGCATTGATTATTTTATTTGCAGGGGCTGCACGTGCAGATATTACTCATAAATTACAAAGTTCAGTGCAGCTGACTGTCGATGGTGCGGCTAGTCAGGCAACACGTATTGGCAGCACTTACTCAGTAAGTGGCTCTAACATCTCTGTTGAGTCCTCTGGATCCTTTGGAGGACTTGGAACACTCTCTTCAGGGACTGCGGTTGGATATACGCCTATGTCGGCCGAAATTACCACGGCCGGGGATGCGTTTACATTCAGTGAATCATTTATCGAAGGCGATGATGTGACCAGTGGGACGACAGTGACCTCTGGTGTTGTGCCTTCTCTTCCCATGCTGGGCTCGACGACAACCTCCTCTGGCGGTGTGGCGGGCACGCTGGCTGGAACGATCGCGACAGATGGTGCAATGACGATTACGGCTGGTGGAGCTGGTACAACGGCAACCGGACAGCACGTAAGTGAGGTCACCGTGCGTTGAGATGTATAACCTTCGCGATTCGCTTGTACTAGGTTTTTCCCTAGGAGTTTTGCATGGCCTTTCGCAAGCTGCGTACTCAGTTCCTGTAGTCCCAAACTTCACTCAAGGCAGCTTACAGTCAAAAACTGAGACAACATCAGTGGTCTCTGAAACAATAAATTCGATTGACTACAACACTGGGTACCAGTACTCTGTAACTGGTAGTAATATCAAAAATACTGGCGGAAGTCTCGCGCCAAGTGCTACCGACTCGACCTCAAATACGGTCAATGGAGTCACAAGTACATGGACAACTCTCGATACTGCAAACAAACCAAGATGGGAGATAGTGAATCCCGGGAAAGGCTTTCAGTTTACGGAGACCATGCAAGGTCCGGGTCTGTCCAATCAGACCGTAATTCAAAGAACCACAGAAATTCACAGCGTTACAGAAAGTACCTCCATATTCTCTCAATAAGTGCAATAGCTTCTTTTGCTTCGCCTTGTATGGCAGCTGATGTTGGCGGCGTAAGCGCTACAGCAAACCCGGTTGCGACCAGTAGCGGGTCAGTGACTAATCAGGCAATTCAGGTATTACAGGGTCCATATATTACAAATACTTACGGAGCAGGTATTCAGTGTCAAGGCCCGACACTAAATATCACTCCTTTTATCACAAATAGCAATTCTTTTCAAAAGCCGTTTGAGGGTTACTACAAAGATCCTGTCTACGACGTCAGCGATGTAGACGGCGATGGAGTAATTGATAACCCAGGTGAAATTTTATATTGGAAAGATGTAAGGACAGGCCAAAAAGATACACACAGCTTAAACGCTGGACTTTCTGCCACAATATCTTTTCCCTTAGACAGTAGTTTGCAAAAACGTTGCAAAAAGGCTGTCGACACACAAATAGCTCTCCAACAACAAGTTCTCGCCAACCGGAGGTTAGATTTTGAAATCGCAAGACTTAAAAATTGTGGTGAGCTCGCAAAAAATGGTATAACTTTTCACCCAAAATCACCATACTTTGATGTTTGCAAGGATGTTGTAGTTAAGATACCAGGCGATACTTTAGTCCCGCATTATCATCCTATTTCTTTAAAGCAACTCGAAGAGCACGAATCGCACGATTCCGATCACGTTGGGCAAGACGACGTTGTAAAACACTCTCTGCCTTCTGGTTCTGTCCTCTCAACGCAGCAATCTTCTTCATTATCTTCTTCACAGTAGGTTTAATTAATTTTAAAAGAAGATCTGCTAATGGTTTGGCCAATAAAGCAGACGTAGTGGCGACGACAGCTATGGTTGCTGTAGTAGTTACTTGAGGTGCTGTGGGTAAATATTTTTCGACAAAGGATACTTCACTTATCACTTCAGCTTTAATTTCTAAGCATTTGTTGTCAACTAAGTTGTAGCCATCTTCACAAACAGGCTTAGTCTCTACACTATCCTTTTCTTTATTATTAGCTGAATTTATTTCACCAGTAACAGGTGGTATCGGCGGTGTAGTTTGCGCAAAATCCTCAGCTTTTTCGTCTTGTTTTTGCGCAGGTTTTGACCCCTTATACCCACTAAATTTAGCTGGCTTTTGATATATTAAATTTTCAGGAGTGTAGTCAAGAGGATAAAAAGTTGGCTGATTTGCATCACAATAAGTCCTCACTCCTTTCGGATCATCATCGCCAATTATGTCCGATTTATCTGAACTAGGGTGCGCCTTGACGCAGCCAGGTATTTGAATAATTGGTGTGCCAAGAGTCAGGGTAACGGGTGGTGATACCGCATTGACAACTGGCGGCACGCCTACCCAATTATGAATAGGTCGGATGTACAGATCACCGACAGGCCTGACTGTAAGATCAGGTATTGAAGGCATTACTAAAAGGGTAACGCAGGACCCGTAGTGGTTGGGATTGCGTCTAAAGTCTTCTTGTCACCTGCTTTGATTTCGGGCTTAATAGTGTCTGTAAACATTGATCCCATGTTGCCCTTAATTGCGTCAGTCTGCTTAGTCAATTGACTAGACATTTGACCGGAAATAGCTCCTAGCAGAGCTTTTTTCTGATTCTCAATAATTGCATCTTTATTGAGAAACAAGTACCCAATTAAAAGGTTTGGGGCCAAAGCTAAGACGGTGATGAGAATTTTAAATACCATAATTTACCGTGCGCGGGCGGTTTTGAAGGGATGCTCAGCAAATGCCATGTAGGCATAATTATGAGAGCCGTTGATTGAATTATCAGTGGCTCTAAGCTTAAAACCGTTTGAAAGTAGATCGACCTGCCTACTAATATTGGAGGATTCTGAGTTAGTCAAATTGGGATAGAGCGGTAATTTATTTACGTTTGTACTTCCGCGAACAGAGTCCCACATAA